GCCATAAATATCCTCTAACCTTGGTTTTGCTCTTTCGGGACGAGCTACAGGCTCGCTAACATTATTTAGGGGTGTATCCTGAACATCCGAAGAATCGCGGAGAAGTTTACCAGAGCATACTAGATGGTATACGCCATAGATCTCAAAGCTTTCTTCTTGAACTTCAAAGATCTCAAACTTCATGTTCTGGAACTTGGGCTTGATTACGGACCCTACCTTTATACCTCCGACAATCTTTTGGTCGATATAGCTCTTGTTGAATACAAAGAGTTGGTCGTTGGTAAGCTCTATACCAAATTGAGATAATACCTCCTCAACAACTTTGGGCTCATAGTGTCCATATATCTCGACTGGTTCAGTAGAAATAGGCTTATTCCTCTCTTCCATGTATACCGGATCATAATTACTCTGTGAAGGGATGTAGGGATAGTAAAGCAAAGGTGAGCCAGAGATACGAATCATCTCTTCGTCAACTAAGTTGAACAAGTTAATGTCAGGGTTAGCAAGATCAAAAAAGTTTAGCTCCCCTGTAGTGTCACTAAACTCTACAAGAGGAAGCTTCTTTTGATTTGCTTTAAAGTTACCTGACATCAGAATGTGCTAAAGCGAGGTGGTTCCTCAAACTCTTCGACAAGCCTCTTAAGTAGAAGCTCTTTTTCTTTCTCTGCTTCCTGTGCAAGCTGATTGCCCCTAATCTGCCCTAACACACCTTTAGAACAGGCTAGAGCGTACTGCTGTATCCAGTTGCGATAGCTAGGATGTAGTGTGTCGGAGTTAAGACCTCTGTAAATAACGATTACAGTCTCGGGAGTTATGACTGGGGCAGGGGATAGTAGTAGGTGTTGCCCATCAAGAACCTCAAAACTACCTTCTTGGCCCAGAATCTTTCTAGTCATTTCTAAGTTCTGCTGCAATAGGTAGAACTCAGCTACACCAAAGTTTTGGAACAGGTAGTTGTCTTGGAAATACTTAAGGAAGAAATCAAACTCAAGTGTTCCTGCCTGCTGTTGTATTGTAAGCAAGGTCTTTTTAAATACAACATACTCTAAGTTGTTGATAATGTACTTAGGTAAAGTGTATAGGTTCTCATTAGCTGATGCATCGAATGTTACCATCTGCGTAGTGAACAGAGGTGCGTGGTAATACATCTGTCCTACAGCCTCATCTATACAAGTCTTTAGCTGAAAAGGTGTAAGTTCTACACGAACAACAGGGTGCCCCAGTCTAGCAAGAATATAATCTTTTAGAGTCTCCTCAAAATGAGTAAACTCTACTCCGTCGATCATGGTTGTAGCGTTTAACTTATCGTAGTCAATGTTTCCTTTAGGTGTACCATCACCTATATTCTTACCACCATAAGTTGCAAAGCTATTACCAAACGCTGCTAGTTTCGGTACTGCTGGCATCTACTGTTCTCCTTTTTCTCCTTTTCTTAGGAGCTTCGGTTTGTTCTGGTTCAGGTGCAGGCACAGGCTCAGGAGCGGGTGCAGGTGCATCTATTCTTTCAAACCCATCTGTTAACATTTTAAAGGACTCTACAATATCGCCGCTATTTAGCAACACCGTCTTGCCCTCTACTTCTGTCCACATAGGGAATCGGCCAATATACTTAAACTTCATATAACACCTCTTTAGTATATAGCTTAAAAACGCAGGAAGGCCGAGATAAAATCTCGACCTTCCTCAATTATTGCTTAACTATCTATCAGACAGGGCCTATAGCGTTAACACCATTAGCGTTCTGTTGTGGCTGGTAGAGAGCGCGGAAGAGGTAGTCAGCGGAGCTACCGACGAGTCTAATGATTCTGTAGAATCTAGAAGCTGGTGCAACAGCGGCCTTACCGTAACGGGTAAGGATGCCCTTTCTGGGCTGGAAGGTTGCGGGGTCGGTAACAGTGGGTAGCTGCTGAAGTGGGATGTAGGGGCAGTACATATAGCCTGCGTCCATAGGACCACTTCCCTTGTAACCAATGAAGATTTCGTCTTCTGGGTACATGGGGTCTACGAAGAGGTCGTAACGACCAGCGAACTTACCACGGTACTCAATGCTGGCACCCATGTTGGTGGGACCATCACCAGCAGCCATACCACCCTCAAGCTTTGCAGCGGACTCAAGCATAGAAGCGATGAGAGGAGAGGTGATCATGACACTACCGGGACCACGGAAAGTAGTCTTGTAGATGTCGTTGGCTACGAAGTTGATTTGAGCAAGAAGGTTTGCGTAAACATGGCCTAAGTGCTGTGGAGCGAAGGGTAGGTTGCTGTTTACGAAGTTGCTCTTAAGATCAACAAGGAAGACATTGGAGTCAGTACCGGAGGGGTTGCCTGTTCCAGCGTTAGCGAACTCGTAAAGGTATTCTTCGGGAATGAAGCCCTCAACACCGTCTGAAGTACGCTTGTTGTGGAGAGTACCAGTCTCGCCAAAGTTGTTGGAGTTAGCCATATCTAGAGCAGTGCGGTTCCAACCACTAAGACCAGAGGGATCGTATGCAATCATACGAAGGTCTTCGATAAGCTCGCGGTCGATCTCAAGAGTAAGCTCTTTTGAGAGAAGATCGGTAAGCTCACCTTCAAGGTCGAGAGCGTGATATGCACGAAGGTCCTGTGCTGCTTCGAGAGTCCAAAGGGCTCTCATCTTGCGAGTACGGGACACGACGGGCTGCTGCTCGATGTGTAGGTTAAGCTCAGGGATCTGATTGCCAGAAAGACCTTCACCAGCGGAAACGCTGTAACCAAGAATGGTTGAAGCGTTAGGCCAAGAAGCAATCTGACCACCCATAGTGGTGGAAGGATCGCCAGTACCGCTACTAAGCAGTGAGGAGAATGATCCAGCAGCAGCCGCGATGGCTGAAGCATCGTCTACGCCACCAATGGCGGAAGCGGTGTTGCCACCGTAAGTAAGCTTGTACTTGCTGTAGATGGTTTCGGTTCTACTAGCAGCGCCAGCTACTCTATCGTGACCTAGGTAGAAGATCTGTGAGACAGGTCCCTGCATAGGCTGAACGCCAACGATCTGGTTGGCAATAAGCTGTGGATAAACTCTGCGGATGAGGGGGAAAGCGAACTTCTGGAAAGTTCCAAGCTTACCAACGGTGGTTGGTGCGTCAGCCTCATCAACACGGTCCTGAGACTCAGCGATGATGGACTTAGCTTGGTTTTCAAGAAGTTGCGCGGTCATTTGACGAGTATACTCGTTGTTGATACCCTCAAGCACAGGAGCCCACTTTGAAACAGTTTCTTGATTTGTTTGTAACATTAGGAATTCCTTTTACTTGTTGCGAGATAATATATTCATTACCTCAGAGGTTAAGAAGGGGTTATCAAAAACCTCCCTCTTGGGGGTGGATGCCTTATCTACATCCTCAGTAACAATTACCGCTTTTTCGGAAGACTTGAAAGGCTTGGCTGCTGATTCCTCAAGAGTAGTGACTGCCTCAGACAGTGTAACCTTTTCTTCTTCAAGTCTATCCACTTTCTTGGCAAGAGATCTTAGCGCCTGATCCATTTGCTCATTCTGCTCGTAAGCCTTTCTAAGCTCCTCGGTCAGAACATTGATCTCAGCCTCGAAATCTTCTTGCTCTTGAACTAAACCAGAAATAGCGTTTTCCTGATCGTCCTTGCCAAGTTCCAAAGCCATAAGCGTCTTGACGGACTCGAAGAGGCCAGCGTTGCGGACCACCTCAGACTCCTGCTCAAGCTCTCTCATAGCTTGGTCTTTTAATTCGTCAACTCTTAGGCGAATAAAGCCTTTGACCTTAGCTTCGAGGAGTCTAGTTTTCTCCTCTACTTGCTCAGAGATGACAGTGTTTACCAGACTAGCAATCTCGGATATTGCTGCTTCGCTTAGGCCCTCGGGAAGCAGTTCCGCAATTGGTAGGGTTTCTTTTGTTTTATCGTTTTCCATGAGTATACTCCAAGGGTTCTTAATTATCTACCAAGACATTTACAAATAAGTGAAAAAAAATTATTTTTTGCGGAGTTCCTTCTTAAGCATTTTGATAAATACTTTTTCTCGAAGGGCTTTGTTATAGGTTGTCTCAATAGTGTCCTGTATAAATTGTGAGTCGTGAGACTCGTTAACTAGTGCAGGGAAGGCTCCTTTGGTGGAGGGGTCTGCAACTAGGTCGAAGGTGACGAGCTTGAAATCATCATTAACCTTCTTTAGCCCATCACCAGCCTCAGACAGAGTACCCATGCCTCTGGAGGAGATGCCTAACTTTACGCCACCTTTGATGAGTGCCTGAGCTACCTGACCAGCAGGGGTGTTGAGAATCTCAGCTTCGCCAATCATCTCGTTACCTTCCATCTTAAGGTTGGTAATAAGGTGAGAAACATTCTGTAGCTTTACTGAGTCGTGGCTTGGGTGATCAAGCTCTCCCATAAGTCTGCGCTCTTTGATAGACTCGTCCAAGCGGCTCATCTCACGAACAAGAAGTTTCTTCTCATAGATTCTCTTGTTGTGGTTGGGCTGTCCTGCTCGCTGAAACACGCCACGAATGACCATAGTTCCAGAAGCTTTCGATTCCGATAGAACCTGTAAGTCCTCAATAATGTATGTATCTGTAATAAACATCAGATCTTCTTCCCTGCTCTCTTGAGCGAATTTTTAATCTTGCCTCTAACACCGGGGCCATACAGCTTCTTAAGTCTGTTAGAACTTCTAGTTCCGTGCTTAACTGCTGTTCTAGCAGCGTGAGCCTTTACACTCTTAAAGTCTGAACCGGGAGTTGAACTTCCGGGAGTGAATCCTTTAGCGATCTTTCCGCTACTCTTCTTACCCCAACCTGCTTTTGAGATAACATACAAGCGATCAGATCCATCGGTGGTGAAGATATCTCCAGCCTTGCCAGCACTTAGGGCTTTTTTTATAGTGTCGTAAGAAGTGGCTCTAGCCTTGGCAGCTTTGGTAGCTCCCTTCTTCTTAGCACCATCTCTAGATGTATACTTAGAACGGCCCTTCTTAGAACCTTTACCTGACTCAGAACGCCCTTCTAGTATATCAAATAGATTCATCTTTTCTTTGCCCTTAACCTCTTAAGCATTTCTTCAGAGGTTTCTTTCTTCTTTTGTGGGCCTGCCATATTGACACCTATTGAGCCCACACCTGTTTGCTCAGAGAGGAGGCGACCAACTGCTACAAGCAGAGTCTTCATCTCACCAAGCATGGCTTTCATTTCTGCGATATCCTCGTTAAGAGAATCCTCTTTAATAGGAGCAGCCTCTACAGGAGCAGGAGCCTTGCGCTCAACGAGTCCGTTAACAAACCCATCAGGAACTCTTACATTACTGATATCAGGTGCCTGCTCATTTATAAAACCCTCTACAGGTTGAGGAGCGCGAGGAGGCGCTGGTGTTTGAGCGCCTCCTCCCTTTAGTAGATTCTCTGCAAAGTCTCCGACATTGAAATTCATTCAGAGCCTCACTTCTTCATCTTGGCTTCCATGCGCTTCTTGACGCGAGCCATAGCCTTCTTCTTCTTTTCGTCCATGTCAGGCTTCATGTCGGGCTTCTCCTCGTCCTCGCCGTCAGCCATCTCCTTCATAGGCTTCTTCTTTTTCTCACCAACGGCTTTAGCGCGTTTTTCTTTCTCATCGTCAGAATCGCTATCGCCTTTTTGGGGAGCAGCGGCCTTCTCTTTCTCAGGATACTTGTCGCCAGCAGCCTTGAATCTATCGGCAAAAGAAGCCTCTTCGAGATCCTCGCCCTCTTCGGCGTCAACCTCTTCAGCGATCTGGTCAAGCATAGTGAGGTGGGAATCCCAAGCCTCGTCGGAGATGTCCTCGGCAAGGTGGCTTTCGCAGAGTGGGCAAACATGAGCCTCCTCTACTGCTTCCTCAACAGCCTCTTCGACTACCTCCTCAGATAGCTCTTGTCTTAGCTCTGCCTGTCTCCAAGCGGCGCTACCAATTAGGGACTTAACGAAGTCCTCATCAACTCTAATTTTTTCACTCATGATTTTATCCTTTTTTTGATTAAGGACCTATGATCGTCCCTATAAGGTATTTATAACTATTAAAAATAAATTTGTCGAAAAAAGCATTTAATGTTGTTATGCGGCGGAGGGTCCACCACCATTAACATAAACATTAGGAGATCCGGTAATAGCGGAGCTTCCACAAACAACAGGATCCCCTACCCTAGCTAGTGGTACACCATTAACATTTACATTTGGAGAGCCTTGACCCATTACCGATCCGTGACAGGCTGGACCACAACAATGTACAGCCCACGCATCGCCAGTCCTATGCGCTCCGAGATTGTTAATAAATACATTACCAGACCACGCAGCATTCGGTCTTGAAGGCCAACATCCGTGGCCTGTGCATATATCTGATTGTCTTACTGCTGGGGGCATTATCTAATCTCCTTAAAGTATCTAGAGGACAAGTCTTGAATTTCCTTAAACAGTCTCTCGTTATCTAAATTAACTCCCGCAACCTTCTCTCTAGCTGGTGTGAGGAATGTTTTTTCAACATC